GATTTCCGCTGTAAACGTCTCACCGCAGGTTTTGTGCTGGATGATCTTGATAGTGGTCATGTCTTTCTCCGATGCCTCTGGTTGAGGCTGTTTCTCAGGTACAAACCCAGTTTATCAAACCCGGAGAAAATGTCAAGCAATTTGTTTATTAAATGTGCGGAGGCTTGCTGATGGGGCACCCAATCGGTCGCGAGGCCATATACTCGGCATTCTTCGCGCAGTTGAAGACGGCGCTTGTGACCCCGACAAGCCCGTTCAACTACGCTGGTAGGCGCCCGGTTCCTGACACTGACTTGGCCGAGGAGCAGTACCCCGCATTCTTCATGATGGAGGCCGGTGAAATCTATGACCGTAGCGTTCTATTTGCGCCTGCGCGGGTATCTCTACTCTGCACGATTTCAGTTGTTTCCCTTCAAGGCGAAGTTCCAGATGAGACCAATGTCTCAAATCTTAACAACCTTGCGGATGCGGTTGAGAGCGCCATACAGGATTCGGTCGGGCCAACGGCGGACTTGACCCTGGGCGGTCTGGTGCAAGAGTGCTGGATCACGCATCGCACCTTGACTATTACCGGCTCATCGGCGCAACGTCAGAGCAAGCAAAACTTCGGCATCGAAATCGTGTTGCCGCATTCGAGGTAGGTCGCTCATACTGAGCGTGGATTGAAACGAGGTGACAAATGATCTACGAAGACTCCAGAATGGGAATGGCGAAGTCGGCAACCCCCAACCCTTACAACAATCACGGCGTGGGCTGCCCTTGCGTTCTATGCGGCCAGACGCGCGGGATGGTAATGGCAAAGCGGGACGCGGGTGCCAGCGAAGAGAAGATGCACCTGGCCATTGCCCATGGCCTGCACCACTCGCAGGCAAAGGGTGATCACGAGCGCAAGGCTTACGGCTGGGGAAGGGTCGTTCAGGATGGGCAGACACCGCCCGAACTCACTGTCGAGCAGAAAGCCAAGCATCTGGAGGCCGCAGCCGCTCACGGGCAAGCTCAGGACCATTACCGTTCCGCTGCGAACTCCTACCGCGACAACCTGCCCAAGGGCGCGGCTGAGCATCAGAAGTTGGCAGAGGAAGCGGCCGCGCGAGCCGAGAAGCTGAGCGCAAAGGCGAACGCGTAAATGAGCGATCCGACATATGGCGCGCTCCCGGTACAGATGGACCCTACGGCATGGGGGGGCAGGACCAACACGCCCCCCGCGTCCCTCACTGTGGACTCGATTCAGAATCAGATTGCCGCTCAACTCGTGGCGTTCTTTGCTTCCGGATCGCTGGCAATTCCGGTCTACATCTACCCAGCCTTTGACCTTGATACGTGGTGGGCTAGTTCGGCGATTGCTTTCGTCCTGATTTCCTACAGCAACACAGGACTCTCGAAACCGCTTGCAACGTCGAGCATGGTCCAGGAGCGGACACTTCAATTCAAGGTCCACGTTGAGGCGCGCAAGACAGCGTGGAACCTCAGCGGGACCGGATCAGTCTACGCGCTCATCGATGCGATCGAATCTGCGTTGGGGGGATTCCAGCCCACCGGCTGCCGTCACGCCTACTTCACCGAGGAAAGATTCTCGGAACAGGACCCACAAGGGCGCGTCTGGCTTTACGATCTGACTTTCAACGTCCTCACCATTCGCCCGCGGCTGTTGCCTTCTTACGCGCTGGCGAACTTGCAGCAAGCGATTTTCAACGTTACTCCGAGCGGAGATCAGATCATCGTCCCATCGGAGTAGCAACCTGATACACTTTGTATCGACGGTACTTGAGCACCAAGGCCGGAGTGAGTGGGGGTTTGATAATCCCTATTTGCTCCGGCCTTTTCACGTTTGGCGGCAAAGGAGCGGAGAAAATGGCTTTCTTCCACGGCATCACGGTAACCGAGGTAAACACCAACGGCGTCTCTATTCAGGTGGTCAACTCGGCAGTTATTGGCCTCATCGGCTCGGCTCCGCAGTGGTCGGCATCGTCTGGAGCAGGACCCGGAATCAACGTCCCGACGCTCATCCAGTCTGCCGCGCAGGGATCGAACTTCGGCAAGCAGATTGCCGGGTACACGATTCCTGAGGCCCTTGCGGACATTCAACTCCAGGGCGCGGGGGCCGTCATCGTCATCGACGTGTTCAACCCGCTTCTGCATCAGAGCACCTTTGCGGCCAATCCCCTGACAGGACCCGCATCCAACAGTGTGCCGGTGACGCTCGGCCACATGGGCCTAATTGGTCCAGGCTTGCCCAACACTCCCCTCTCCACCGTTGTGGTCAAGAACCAGGCCGGCTCGACGACCTACGTCGAGGGAACCGACTACACCATCGACTATGTGAACGGTCTGCTCTACACCAAGAGCGGCGGCGCAATCACCTCGGCGCAGGCATTGGAGGTTTCCGGCGCCTACTGCGACCCGTCCAAGGTTGACTATACCGACATCATCGGGACCGTGACCGGAAGCACCTACACCGGCATCCAAGCCTTGCAGACCACCTTCCAGACGATGGGACTGTTCGCCAAACTGCTCATCACCCCAACCTTCCACGATGCGTCGACCAGCGCGAACCTGCTGGCCATGGCGACGAAGCTTCGGGCCATCTCGTTCACCGATGCGCCGCCGAACACGACCGTGGCAACCGCCATCGCCAACCGCGGAGCCGCCGGCAATGCATTCAATCAGGCCAGCGACCGGCTCGCCCTCACCTTCCCATGGCAGTTGAAGACACCTACATCCATCAGCCCCACCGGCGTGGTAGTGAGCGCACAGGGCACCATCGGATACACAACCCTGACCGGGACCGTTGACACCCCGTACAGCACTTGGGTTGCGGGTGCTACGGCAGCCAGCGACATTTCCAACGGCTTCTGGTTCTCGCCGTCGAACACTATCATCAACGGGATTCTGGGTCCTGACGTCAGCCTCTACATGAGCGCCTACGATCCAACTTCAGACACAAACGCGCTGAATGCGGCCGGCATTATGACAGTCTTCAACGGCTTCGGGACCGGCTACAGGACGTGGGGTAACCGAGCATCGAGCTTCCCGTCGAGCGGCGCAGTCACCACGTTCATTGCCGTTCGCAGGACTCTTGACGTTGTGGAGCAGAGCATCCAGTACAGTTCGCTCCCCTTCGCAGACAAGCCCATCACCAACGGCCTCATCAACAGCATCCTGCAAAGCGTGAATGCGTTCTTGAACTCGCTCATCCAGCAGGGTGCGCTGATCGCTGGGAGCACAGTCACCTACAACCCGGTGGACAACCCCCCTGCGAGTCTGGCGAATGGACAACTCACTTTTGAGGTCAGCGTGATGCCGCCGCCGCCGGCCGAGCAGATCATTTACAACTTCTCCATCAACACCAGCCTGCTTGCGAACCTCGGGGCATCTATAACGAGCACCAGCACAACCAACAACGTCAACGTGACCGCATAAGGAGCGCACCGTGGCAAATCTTGTCATCAATTCGCTGAGCAATTGCAACGTCTACCTTAACGGGGTGGAACTCCTCGGGCGCGCCGCAGAAGTGAAGATCCCACAGCCCAAGCGCATCAGGACAGACTACAAGGGCCTCGGCATGGCCGCGCGCATCAAGATCCCGACTGGCTGGGACATGATGGAGTCCACCATCAAGTGGTCTTCGTTTGATCCTGACACCATCGGCCAAGTGGCGCTCTCCAGCCAAACCTGCTCTATCAGTTGTCTGGGCGACTTGCAGACGCTCTCCGCATCGGGCGAGATTTCCGAGAGTCCTGTCATCTACAACTTCAGGGGCGTCCCCTTCGATGTGGGCGACATCGACTTCAAGTCTCAGGAGTTGGTCGAGTTCACTTCCAGCTTCGACGTTTACCACGTCGACCTGAGCGTCGGAGGCGTCCAGATTTACCTCTTTGACGCTTTTTCGAACCAGTACGTCGTGAACGGCGTTGACCAGTTGGCGGGCTATCGCGCGAACATTGGAGGTTGATAAGTGGCAACCAACGGGTATGCACCATCCGCTTCTCAGCAAGTCGTAGCAAGCGGAATAGCACAGACAATCGCCAATCCAGGCACCGGCGCAACTCTGCGGCTTGCCAATGTGGGAGCTGAGCCGGTGTATGTCGCACTGGGCGCATCGAGTCCTGTTGCGGTCACTCCCCAGACGGGACTCGCGATCTTGCCCGGCGCGCCTGCTGAGTTTCTGACGGCGGTATCAAACGGGTTCATCGGCTTCGTGACTGACGGATGCACTTTCAATGTTCGGCTCAACATCTCGCAAGGGACGTAGAGACCGGGCCACAACCATAGCCAAGCACTGGCGTGAGGTGATTCAAATGGCAACAGGACCCATCGTACTGACTTCCGATACAACCCCTTCCCCCGAACAGATTCGCCGCGAGTTCGATCTTCCCTCTGGCAA